TGCAGAGGCTGACCTGATCATTGGTATAGGTAAGCATGAAGTAGACGAGAATAACGAACCGGATAATTCCCGGTATCTCACAGTGTCCAAGAATAAGCTCTCAGGCTGGCACGGCACTGTAATCTGTAACCTTGAACCTATGGTGTCTCGATATGTCGAATGATGTACGTATTGTCCTTTCACGGGCAGAGTTAGCAGCGGCCAATCAAGGTGCTGCAATGCGGTGGCAACTGGCACGGGCTGCAGGGGTGGCTAATCAGAAACGGGATGATGTTAGAGAAGATAGTGAGATTGATCTTTTAGGTATCAAAGCGGAGATCGCAGTAGCGAAGGCATATCACCTCGACCACAACCCCCTCATGTTTGGTATTGATGCAGGTTCTGATATGTTTTCGGGATCACTCGGTATTGATGTAAAAGCCGCCTTCAGCCGCGAAGGTAATCTCTTATTCAAGAGTAAGGCGGCATTTAAGGCCGACATTGGTGTTCTGGTGGTCCCCGGAGAGGATGAACAGACGATGGTTATCCGGGGATGGGTGACACAAAAGCGGTATCTAGATACAGCAGAACTCACTTATCTGGGCAAAACGGGTAATACTCTTCTCCTGTCACACACAAAACTATCTAGTCCCGCAAGCCTGTGGCGATATCTGACACATGCCACCATGGGGGAAGCTGCATAATGATTGATGGAACCACACGAACAATAGTACTCGACTTAGAAACGTCTGTAAGCGCAGTGAAGCTTACAGGCAAAGATACTGAGGACACAGACAACAGCCCCTACCACGAAGACAACTTCTGTGTGTCTGGTCACTTCCTTGAGATTAAGGATGGTGTACGTACACCCGTCACAAACCTCATTTGGAACCACAATGAGCAGTCTGTCCCTATGGGCAGAGAGGCCCTACAGCAGGCGTTAGATCGCAGTAATGTTCTTGTAGCTCATCACGCTAAATTCGATGTGGCATGGCTCACAGAAATGGGCTTTGACCTGCCAGAGCGTGTCTGGTGTACCATGATAGGTGAGTACATCTTTGCGCGGGGGGCTAATGTCGAACTGTCTCTAGAGAAGACTGCAATACGTCGAAAGGTAACCCATAAGAAGGGTGATCTGGTACACGATCTGTTCAAGGGTGGTACAGGCTTTGAAGCTATGCCGCTTGAGATTGTCATAGAGTACGCAGAGGCAGATGTTGTGTCCTGTGCTGATATCTATGAGGCGCAGTTAGAAGACCTCAAAGAGGAAGATAATAAAGGTCTCTGGCCCACTTTTGATCTTATGAATGAAATGCTGCTGTTCCTTGTGGAGATTGAAGGTAATGGCGCAAACATAGATTTGGATGCCCTGAAAGAGGTGGAGCTAGAATTCAAGGCAGAGCAAGCACAGCTTAAGAAGGATCTTGAGGATATCGTTGTCAGTGTCATGGGCGATACCCCAATAAACCTAAACAGCGGTATTGATCTGTCCAAGGTTATGTACAGCCGGGAAATCACCGATAAGAAGCTCCACCACGCTATGTTTAACATCGGTACTATGCCCAACGGGAAGAAGAAGTATCCGCCCCGTATGCGCCGTACAGAGTTTAATGCTGCCGTTCGTGCAATATCCACCGTATGCCACCGCACAACGGTGCAACATTGCTTTGAATGCAATGGTAGAGGTAAGCAGTTCAAGCTGACTAAATCAGGGGAGCCGCATAAACGCCCACCTAACTGTACGCACTGTGATGGTGCAGGTGTTGTCTATAAATCCACGGGTGTCGTGGCAGGATTGAAGCTATCCCCAGAGCGTCCTAGCGATGCAACTTTCCATGGCTTTTCTACAGGTAAAGACGTTATCCCTCGCCTGCTTTCCCAAGCGGAAAAGAAACAGAATTGGGATGCCATCCAGTTCCTGAACAAGATGCGCAGGTTGAATGCTGTATCCAGTTACATCGCCACCTTCGTGAACGGTATCCAGACATGGACGCGGCCAGATGGGCTTCTACACCCTAACTTTAATCAGTGTGTAACATCTACGGGCCGTTTGTCGTGTAGCAAGCCTAACTTCCAGAACCTTCCAAAGGGGGGTAAATTCCCTGTACGAAAGGCTATCACAAGCCGCTTTGAAGATGGTCTGATCATAGAGGCAGACTTCAGTGGCTTGGAGTTCCGTGTCGCAGGAGAGCTATCCAAAGATATACAGATTATTCAGGATATTATGAAGGGTAAGGATGTTCATAAGCAGACTGCATCCATCATTAATGAGTGTGATGTAGCAGATGTGGATAAAGACCTTCGTCAGGGAGCTAAGGCGTATACATTTGCACCTCTTTATGGGGGACAAGGCGCGAATGAGCCAGAACATATCCAGAAGTACTTCAGGGAATTCTTCGTGATCTACTCTGGTATGGCGGAATGGCATAAGACACTGTTTAGCGGTGTCCTTAAGAATGGAATTGTCCGTGTACCTAGCGGCAGGGAGTATCACTTCCCCAACGTAAAGAGATATCCTAATGGCCGTGTAAGCCGAGCAACAGAAATCGTTAACTATCCCGTACAGGGCTTTGCTACAGGAGATATTGTACCTCTGGCCTGTGTACGAGCATTAAAGACGTTTAAGGCCCGTAAGCTGCGTTCCAAGATCATCCTGACAGTACACGACTCCATTGTAGTTGATTGTCACCCGGAAGAGATCTCAGAGGTGGCTGAAGCACTTACTTGGGCGATGCATTTCATGGGTGACGATATGTATCGTCGGTGGGGTTACGAACCGGAGTTGCCTCTAGATATTGAGATTGAGGGCGGTAGTAGCTGGATGACTATGGAAGCTATAGAAGTACCAAAGATGGTAGATGTAGTTTTATAGGAACAAAACAGGAAACGGCCATTGTTGGGCTTGACCTGATGTTCGTACTAATGTATCTTCAAAGACCTAATAACAATGCTATAGGAGCATGTATGTCTACTGAACTCTCCACGATCACGCAGGCTGAAATTGATGAACTGGCGAAGCTCTCCGGTGCAGATCCCACCCTTAACTCCCAAGAGCGTACACCTACTCTTAAGGTGAACTACAACGCAGAAGATGCGCAGGAAAACCGCCTACCTTTGGGCCAGTGGTTTGTAACAGATCAGGAAGTACCCGTGTATGCGAAGACGGTACGTATCCGTCCCCTGCAGATGCACTACCAATACACTCACTATGACTCTGATGAAGAGAAATTCATCAATCAGACCGTCTTTGCTACGTCTTTCTACGAAGACTTCCTTGATGAGAAGGGGGGTGTCCGCTGTGGCCGTCCAGACAGCAAGACCCTGAAAGACATGACAGACGACCGTAAGGCTATGTACAAAGATATCAGTTGTACTCGCCGTATTAGTTGTCTGGTGTCATACACGGGGGAAGATAAAGACGGTAATGAGCATACGGTTGAGAATATGCCTGTTGTTCTTAATCTTCGTGGTGCTAACTTTATGGCATTTGATGATCAGTTCTATAAGAAGCTTCCCCGTGGTCGTAAGATGTGGGATTTCTGGACGGAGCTTTCTCTGACTAAAGAGAAGAAGGGTTCAGTGACTTACTACGTCATTGGCTACACTACAGATATGAATGTACCCGTAGCACTGGACCGGGACGTGGTAGATACTATCCGCCATTTCTCTACACTCACTTCTCAGCAGAATGACGCCATCATCAAGAAGCACAAAGCTTCAATGTCTGGTAAATCTTCCGAAGACTTTGATGAGGGCTTTATCCCTGATGGTGCGGATCTTGAAGGTGACTTTGACGAGATTCCATTTTGATACTTGCTTAGTCGGTCGGGGATAAAACCCCGGCCACCTTTAAACACAATAAGCAGGGTATATGATGCAGGCTGATGTAATAGAAGCGATGATACACTCTACGCTAGACCGCCTCTCTAATAGCGAAGAGGTACATGTAGAGGATAAATGGATCGAAGAAGCGGGGGAGCAATTTAAAGAGGCTCTTCGCAAACAGGTAACGCCACGGGACAGAGATTTCCGTATCCGTATGTCTAATATTGGTAGGCCCTTGTGCCAGTTACAGATGGAGAAGTCTGGGGCCGAGAAATCGCGTATGCCTTACAACTTCATCACCCGGATGCTGATGGGTGACGCTGCAGAGGTTATCGCTAGGTTTTTCCTGAAGGCCGCAGGAGTAGACGTAACAAGCCACGGCGACCGTGTAGAGTTGGATGTTGCAGGGACTACTATCAAAGGCGACAGCGATCTGGATATTGATGGTGAAGTGTATGACGTTAAGTCAGCCTCCCAATGGTCCTACGCTAACAAGTGGTCAAAGGGGTATAGGGGGCTGGCTGAGAGTGACAGCTTTGGCTATGTAGGCCAGTTGTTCGGTTATGCGGATGCACAGAATAAGAAACCGGGCGGTTGGATCGTAATGGATAAATCCAACGGGTATGTGTCTGTAGTTAAAGTAGAGGCGGATAAGGCAGAAGCTGAACGCATTAGGTTTAATAGGTCCAATGTGGTAACATCCGTTACAGAAGATCTTCCCTTTGAGCGGTGCTTTACCCCGGTGAAAGAGTACTTCCGTAAGAAGCCTACAGGTGCAGAGAAGCTAGGAGTAGCTTGTAGCTTCTGTGACTATAAAGCCGCCTGCTGGCCTACTCTACAGCAACTGACACCTCATATGAGCAAGTCTGCGTCACCTGCTTTTCATTGGTATGTGAAGCATCCCGATATGGAGGGGGTGGAGTGTGACTGAGCTTAAAAAACCCCGCATTACCGTAGCCTCTGGTAAGGCCAAAGGTCGTCGCTTTCAGCAATGGGTCAGGGATTACATCCTAGCATGTTTCCCGGAGCTTGAACCTGATGATGTGAAATCCACAAGTATGGGTGCTGGGGGAGAAGACGTACAATTATCTCCTGCAGCCCGTAAGTTACTGCCTGTATCCGTAGAGTGTAAGGCCAAGGCTAAAATCGCCATCTATAAAGACTACGAACAGGCCACGGCTAACGCCCCTACTAATATGGAGCCTGTACTGTTTATGAAGGCAGATCGCCAAAAGCCTCTTGCGGTAGTGGATGCAGTCTACTTCTTGGATATGATGAAAAGAGTACATAATGGACGATAATACAGACGAGTACCCCGTAAATACTATGTCGATTGTATTTCATCTGTCAGAGGATGGGGATCTGTCTATTAGCAGCCTATACCATATTTCAGAAGATATGGATAAAGAGATAGCGGTAGACTTTCTGAAGCTACTTGAGGGTACCATTCTTAAGATCAGTACTGACCCAGAAGATCTGATGTATCTCTCAGATGTTGCGGGTTTCGCTATGAGTATGCGCCAATCTGAGCAAGAGGCTTTGCGTGAGGAAGAGATCAATAGAGTACTTTCCGATCAGGATGGTACCAAAGTGGTATCTGTGGAAGCTCTAAGACGTATGAAGACAGAAGGGAGAAAAAGTTGAATACTTTAGGATTGTCTGAGTTTGGTAGCTGTCACTGTTGTAACCTGCGTTACCACAAACGGGATCTGCGGAAGGTGGAAGATCACAATGAGTACGAGTGTGTATTGTGTATTGCTAGAGCCGATAAATTCCTTACAGACCATGCCCCAGATGCCACTAGGTACTTTTCTATGCACATACCAAAAGACCGTGTGAAAGTGGCGTCAGATGGCAGCACTACAGAGTACTACAGCATCCCAGACCATGCCACAGAGTTGCGCCATCTGATTTCCGCTAAAGCTATGAGTAAGTCACGCGGGGACATCTTCAAAGCCTGCTATAGGCTGGGGGAGAAGGAAGGCACAGACACGCTGTATGACCTCAATAAGATGAAATTCTTCATCCAAGACTTGATCGAAATGCACTCTCGCGGAGAGCATCTGTAAGTTACCTCTAGCAATAAGAAAGAGAACCATTATATGAAAGAGTTCCTGACAAAACCTGTGACGCAAGACGAAGGGCGATCACTGTCTCAGTTTATGACCTATTTCGGGGCCTCCTTGGACCCCATGGTGTGGGTCAACTTGATTGAGGAAGAGGCCAACGAAGTTCTAAAAGCCTTTTCTAATGAAGGCCCGGAACAACACCTGAAAGAACTGGCAGATCTACGATACGTTATTGTTGGTTTCACGCTGGTACGTCCAAGTCTTCTTGAGGCCCTTGTGAGCCAAGAGGGTATAGATAAGCTGTCGTATGTAGATAAGCTTATGGGTGCAGTGCATGAAATGCTGGATGCCAGTTCTGCGCGTTATACTGACGCCCAACTATCAGAGGCCTTCGCCCTAGTTCATACCAGCAACATGAGTAAGCTTGGAGAAGATGGTAAGCCTGTACGCCGTGCGGATGGTAAGATCATGAAGGGGCCACACTACAAAGCCCCAGACTTAAGCTTGTTGGTGGCAGCATGAGGGGTGAACGAAATCCTGTAGCTAAACAGATTGAGTCCACGTTTAAGGTGGGCGGCGATTGGGTGTACTCTAAGGAGGATGTCGCAATGGTTAAGTTGCTAAAGATGGCTGTCAGTGAAATTGATCAACTCCAACATGTGAACGATACTTTCTGTGATGATCTTGATGCACAGGTACAGCAGGAACGTAATACACTAGCTGAGAGTATAAATCAGTGGAACCAAAGCCGGGACATGTTTCATGAGGAGGCCCGTATGGTCCGTAATGCCGCTCAGTCCTACATAACTCAATTTGATAAGGCTGTAACCCGTACAGCAGATGGAGGTGAATAATGGGACATATCATCGGGTTTGTTATCTCTGTGCTTTTGGGTATCGGTTACTTCCTTAACATCTACAGCCTAATCGTGTTGGATTGGGCGCAACCGATCAGCACAGAGGTTGTCATTCGGATTGCAGGCATCTTTCTAGCGCCAATAGGGGCCATTATAGGCTACTTCTAACCTCTCCCCCTACCCTACCTACCTGAACAACTTAAGCCCGCCTCTGGCGGGTTTTTCTTCCCCTAAATCCCCCACAAATGAACGAGGAACTTTATGTCTCTTAACAATATGCCTACATTCTCCACACGCGCAAACGTAATCACCCGCCGTACTTACAATAGACCTCTTAATGAAGAAGGCACAGAGTTTGAGACATGGGTACAGACGGTAGACCGTGTGATTGACCACCAGAAATGGTTGTGGCAACGGGCCAAGGGTGATGTAGACCTTACCGAGAAAGAAACCGCTGAGTTGGATACTCTACGAGATCTGATGTACAAGCGTATCGCTACTGTATCCGGGCGTACATTGTGGTTGGGTGGTACAGATGTAGCAAAGCTTCGGGAAGCCTCACAATTCAATTGTAGTTTCTTGCAGGTTGAGACAGTACATGATGTTGTTGATGCTTTTTGGCTTTTGCTACAGGGCTGCGGTGTGGGCTTTGAACCTACGGTAGGGACACTGAATGGCTTTGCCAAGAAGACGGATATCCGTATCATCCGGTCAGCTAAGGTTAAGGGAGACCCTAAAGGCCACGCAAATAACCAAGAGGCGTTCTACAAGCTTGTAGAGGAAGGTACTACTGTATCTGTGTACCATATGACGGTTGGAGATAGTGCAGAAGCATGGTCTAAGGCTATCGGCAAGCTTATGGCTATGAAAACCAAAATAGATCGTATCATCATTGACTTCTCGGAGGTCCGGGCTGCAGGTATCCGCTTGAAAGGGTATGGATGGATCTCCTCTGGTGATGAATCTATCAGTGCCGCATTTGTGCATATCTGCCGTGTAATGAACATGCGGGCGGGCAAACTCCTTACCCGTATTGATATCGTAGATATTATGAACCACCTCGGTACAACTCTGTCTTCTCGCCGCTCTGCTGAGATTGCCATGATGCCAGTTACGGACAAAGAGGCGGACGATTTCATCGTAGCAAAGAAGAACTTCTTCAATCTGTTCCACGAAGAGACGGGCCAAGAAAAGACACTCCAAGACTTCCTAACCCAAGAGGAGGTTATGTCGGGCCGTGGTCCTATTAATTATATCCTGCTACAGCGGGCTAATGCCGCAGGCTACTATGATCGTGGACACCGACAGCAGTCCAACAACAGCATCCTATTCTACAACACACCCTCTACATGGGAGTTGCGGTATATCTTTGATCGTATGGTGGAAGCTGGTGGTTCAGAGCCGGGGTTTATTAACGCCAAGGCCGCACAGAAGAGAGCTAGCTGGTTCAAGGGCGGTAATCCCTGCTTTGAGATCCTGTTGGGGAATCACAACTTCTGTAATCTGGTAGAGGTGGATTGGGGTAAGCTTCTGCATATGTCGCCAGAAGAACAGATCAACATTATCCGTATCATTGCCCGCGCAAACTATCGCCAGACCTGCGTTAATTTGGATGATGGTATCCTTCAGCGTACATGGCATGAACTGAATGAGTTCCTGCGTCTCTGTGGGGTTGGGGCTACTGGTATTATCAAAATGCTGGACCACCTCTGTGATACAGCTAACCAGAGGGCCTTCTTACAGATGGCCCGTAAGGCTGCGACTGCTGGGGCGCATAGCATGGCGGATGAGCTAGGCCTTCCACGCGCAAAGGCGGTGACTACCGTTAAGCCTTCAGGTACTTTGTCTAAGATCATGGACACGACAGAAGGCGTACACCGTCCTCTGGGACGATACCTCTTCAACAATGTCACCTTCAGCAAGAATGATCCTCTGATACCTATTTTGGCTGCTGCAGGGTATAAAGTAGTTGAGAAGCCTTTTGAGCCTGACAGCATGCTAGCCACGTTCCCTGTGGCATATGAAGATGTTAAGTTTGATATTGTAGATGGTAAGCATGTTAACCTTGAGACCGCTGTAGATCAGCTTGAGCGGTACAAGCTTATGATGGACAACTATGTAGACCATAACTGTTCTGTAACAATCAGCTACGACCCCACAGAGATCCCCGCTATTATTCAGTGGCTTGAAGAGAATTGGGATCACTATGTAGGGGTAAGCTGGATCTATCGTAATGATCCAACGAAGACGGCTAAGGATCTAGGCTACGCATACCTACCACAGGAGGTAGTTACTGAGGAGGTGTACAAAGAGTATGTGTCACGGCTGTCTCCTATCAATCTGGATAGCGGTAATACTCTAGAGGAGTTGGATATGGATGATTGTGCAAGTGGGGCGTGTCCGATCAGGTAGCATAAAAGGTATCATTTAAGGTCTTTACTGGGGGAGCTATGCGAGTTATAGTTTCCCCAGATTTGTTTTTAGAACCTGAAAAAGGGGACTGACTAATGGTGATTGAAAGCACAGGCCTCCGGTACAGTAAGCGTATCGTTGATGGCACTGGCCACTTAGTGGCTATGGCAGAGCAGTACACATCTGGGCTTTGGGCCGTACATGACAAAGAAACAGGCAAAAAGCTATGCCCCGAACAGCACAAGACTGCAAAAGCCGCCGCAATCTGGTTTTTTGAAGTGAAGGATACTGACTGATGGCTACTGACGATCACGGAAAGTGTGTGCATTGTGACTTTGATTTAAACGGGGAGAGGATTTATGAATACTTCTTAAAAGAGTATGAAGGCGATTGGCAGAAGGCACTAGATACAGCTTATATGTACGGGGCAGGCCCAGATAGAGGTAGGTTTGGTAAAGAGATCTACGTAAAAGGTTACGATACAGAAGGAAACAAACTACCCCCTTACTTTCAATGCCCCGAGTGTGGAGAAAAGTGTTATCAAAAGGAGAGTGAATGATGGCTGACCAGAAATTATTTGTGCAGGGAGCCAAGGTGCAAACGATGCTGCGGGACTTTGATAAGTTACGCACAGCCATACGCGCACACAACAGCTTTGCCACAGAGGCTGCTTGGGAAAAGTGTGAGCGGTGGCTGGGTCTTAGTTTCTCAACTGAATCCGTTGGTTCCGTAACAGAATTCGAGATATCCGACTCCGGCAGGATAGTTGCAGATCGCTGTCCTCAGTGCAGGGTCTTAACATCTTCATTTCCTGAACCGTGTCCAGAGTGCGCTGCGTGGCTGCGTAATTTAGAGAAAAAAGAGACTGATTAATGGAGTATGTACTGAAAATGTGGGCGCTTACAGCGATTAACATTCTATTCGCTGGCGTGTTTGATTGGCATCCACTCCTATGCGTCAGCGCGGGTGCATCTTTTGGCTCTGCGTGGATTATGACCCTCATTGAAGTGAAGGGATACCGACTAACGCGCCCACAACATAAGGATGCCGAAAAATGAACAGCAGAAAACGTGGTGCCCTCCATATTGACAGAGAAATACTATACAGGACGCCGCTTGAGGTAATGGGGAAAGCCCTTTCTGGTCTTGTTGTCTGGCACACAGAAGCGCGGTTTGATCTGGACCGGATCACATACTACGGTGAGCATCCCGATTTTGATGCAATACCAGAAGGTGAGGTAGCGCCGGAATACGACATGACCCTCGACGCAAATGGCACCTCTAAATTCAACCGCACCTAAACCCCGCCATAACGGCAGGGGCGGCTTAAACGGGCGTTTAGCCCACAACACAAGGATGCCGAAAATGGCTTTTACTCAAGAAGAATTTAACAATACTGGTCCGCGCCTTTGCCGTGACATTTACGAAAGCAACGTAAACGGGCTGATAGGCGACCTGCGCAAGAAATTGAGCGCAGTGCAGCTTCTCCGATCTTCGGCAAAGTCTGGTGGTGATTATGAACACACTTGCGGGGCATATGTGCGAACACTCCGCGCAGCTATAGACGCCGCCGAAATTCAGTTCCAAGTTGAAATTGCGCGCGACAAAAAAACGAACCCGCCAACACAAAAGGGAGAATGACTGATGAAATACATCTAGGGATACCCTAACTAAGGGTCCTGTGTTATAATATAACTACACCGTAACACAAACATCAGGATAGTTATATGGCGAAGATCAAGCCCCGTCCCGCACGTAGAACACGTAAGCAGAAGGTACAGGAGGATATAACGCCAGAATATAAGACACCCAAATCCATTCCCTTAGTGGCACTTAATGCTACACAGGCTGAATACCTGCGATGTCTAAAGGGAGAGGATATGATTATCACTGTAGGGTCTGCAGGTACGGGTAAGACCTACATGGCAATGACACATGCTGCTAACCTCTACGTGCAGGGATATGTCGAGAAGATCATTATGTCCCGACCCAATGTCGCTGCAGGAGGTAAGGGCTTGGGTTATCATAAAGGTACGCTAGAAGAGAAGGTAGCACCTTGGGCAGCACCAGCAGTGGACGTATTGAAGAAGCATCTAGGCCCCCAGAAAGTTGAAGCCATGATGAAGTGCGAAGAGCTTGTGTTTGAGCCTTTCGAGACAATGCGCGGTAAGTCATTTGAGAACGCCTTTGTAATCTTGGATGAGGCACAGAATGCCAGTGTGGAAGAAATGAAGATGTTCCTTACCCGTATTGGTAAAGACACACAGACTGTTATCGACGGTGATATATTTCAGACCGATATTCCACATGACTGCGGGTTGTCTAAAGTAATCCATATGACAAAGCAGCAAATGCTGCCTTTTCCTATCATTGAATTCACTGTTGATGATATCGTGAGATCAGACCTATGCGCCTTGTGGGTACGGGCGTTTATGGAGGATGCATAAATTACCTTTTTGGTAATTTTGACTGTTGACTATGACACTAACTACAGGTAGTAAGTAACCCTGCCATCCCGCCCCTTAAATTGAACAATTAAAAGGACTTCCTAGAGTGAATTTAAAAGATCTTTATGATGCCGTAGATAATGCCATTTTGGACAATCCCGGTGATACCGCACAGGAAGTTTCTAACTCTATGGCCCTAATGGCTGCTTGTGAGTCTATACGTACAATGGAACAGGCACAGGGGCTTCTGAGGAATGCAATCAAGCAGGCACGTATGGCTTCTAATCTAGCTGTTATGTCGGGTTTTGGCTCTCTCCCTAAGCAGGCAATGTGTAACACTCTGCAAGACACCTACCAACTCATGCTGGACGAAATGCAACTACAAGAACAGGAAGTGTATAAACAGCTTGGTACGCCAGCAGAGGGCTTTACTTCTGAAGACGACTAATGTACACAGTATAGGCGATGGTTAGTTACCTTCGTTGCTAGAACGTAAGGGTGGTTCCTTACAGAAAAAGCCCCTACCAATTAAGGTGGGGGCTTTTTTGTGTGTGTGTAGGTATTATGCCGAAAGGCTCTTAGTTTATCTACCTGTCAGAAACCTGAAAGCGTCTGTCATTTGATCCGCTATGTTACGTGACCTGTTAGCTGCGCTATTCTCAGTCACCCAATCAGGGTATTCTGTTTCTTCTGTAGATTCATCATTAAGAGAGCGTACTGCAGAGCCTGTGATAAGCCGAAGCATACGATCCTGTAGCTCTGGATCTCCGGGCGTCTTGTCGTACTTACGGGATAGACGTAGATACTCATCTGGGTTGGCTAGGATGTTATCCTTAATCCGTGCAGCCTTCTCAATAGCATCTGCGCTTTGGAACTTGGTCGATGCAACACTACGGATCTGTGTAGCAAGCCTGTTCAATGGACCCAACACAAGGTACAGCATACGGTTTGTGGCTGTCTGTGCTGCCTGATTATACGCTGTAGAGGAGTTCGTGGCGATAGGTACAGCAGACTTGTTATTTGCTACCTTACTGGCGGCGTCTGTGAGTGTACGCAGGCTGTCCATGATCTCTGGTGCATCCCGGAAGATCTGATCACCAATAGCAAACACTTGGTTGTTCTCTTCCAGTGTCTTGGCCACCTTCCCGCTATTCATAGCCATACCACCCGCCAGCTCTTGTCGGGAGCCAAAGATGGTACTGTCCAGATAGCGGTTGTAGGCTGTCTGCATCCCTCTACGGATGATAAGAGCATCCCCTTCAGGCATTGTATCCAGACGGTCTAGGATCTTTGTGACACTACCCACGGACTCTTTGCTCATGAAGATCTGGTTGAAAGCCTCACGGGGATTAGAGGTGGCGTTAATGCTTGGCATATCGCCTGCACTAAAGAATGTCTTGAGTTCCCCCTTAAGGATCTCATCCTGTGCAGCCTTAGCCTTCTCCGTTACAGTATCAAAGATCTTGAGGAGTTGTGTCTTACTACCTTTAGCATCCTCAACACTGCGCTTGAATGCGTTGATCTGTGCAGCCTTATCAGGGAAAGCTGTATTCAACTGTTCTGCGTACATATCCAGCTTGGCTGTGAAGGCCCCTAGATCAATGTCTGCGATATCCCCGGCACTGCGTAGCTGAGTGGAGAAGGAATCCATGATATCCATAACCATGTAGTCAGCGATATCATCGGGCCTACCAGCCGTCTCAAGTGCCGTTTTAAAGCTGGTGATGACAAACCGCTTATCCCCCAGCGCCTCTTCAACAAAGGCATCAGATCGCTGTGCATACCCAGAGGCATCAAACTCATCACCTGTTACTGTACGAGTAAGGTCTCTATTTGAGGTACGACCAACTGTGTCTTCCCAAATATTGGCGTATTCAGACATACGGTTAGTCCCACCCCAGACGGGTGAAAACTCTTCTGCAAAATACCTCTTTGCCTCTACTGCAGCCTCTGCCAGATCTGGATCTGATAGACGTACATGGTCAACCATATCTGTATCAATACGATTAACAATATCCCGCACAAGTGACCCTGCGCCGGGGCTAGTCTTATACAGGTTAGATGCAAGGCGAGAAAGCTCTGGACGTAGGGTGTTGTTGAAGAAACCGAAGTCTGCACCATTCTGGGCGAGGAAGTCGGTTACATTCTCTAGGATCTCTAGTTCATCCTCACCTTCACGGGTGATAGCGATAAGCTTTCGCAGGGGGTTACTATTACCCAACTGAGACATACCCGCAGAAATGGTTTCTGGTGGCAGATCAGCAAACATATCAATGACCATTTGTGGATCTACAGACCCACCAGAGATCATACCGTATTTCTCATTCTTGGTGGCCCGCATGATCTCATACCCATTACGCAGGGCGGTAGTCATATTATCTTTGAGGCCTGTACGATCCATCACAACTTCTGTGCCTGTGATGTCCTTCAACTTATCAAGGCGGGCGGTAAACTCTACATCGCCTTCCCATGCATTAAGGATACGGTCTTCTGCATCCTTAAGCTTTACCTCAAGATCAGCTACAGGCTGTTGGATTTCATCCACCCTGCGGCGGGCATCATCCACTAGACCCTGACTAGCGGAGTTGATAGCCGCTTCCTGATCGCTGGGGAGAGGCCCACTGAGTGTGTCAGCCTGTGTGTCGATCTGTCTCTGTAGCTCTACGTTCAGACCATTGGTTTTAGCAGCCGTGTTAGGGTTCTGTGGGGCATTAGTCAGAACCCCCCTCTGTACGCCCAATACCCGTACTTTATCCTCTGGTGTTGTGGCACCTTCAGCCATAGCAGACAGAGTATCACGCTGTACGGTTGTCTCGCCTTGATCATAGATGTTCTTTACCAGAACGTCTTTGTTCTCCTCTACAGCAGCAGCAAGTCGCTCTGCAATAGCTGCCATTTCTTCCGGTGAGGTATCCAAGTCTACTTCTTGTAGGGTGTTAATCAGATTACGGTACACGGCCTTCTCAAGGCCTGCATCACCGCGCAGGAGTGTAAGCAAAGGGGAGAGTACTTGCTTGTTGCTGAATTTAGATACACCCACAGTAAGCTGTCCTGCAGCAGCAAGGATACTACCACCCAAGACTGCATCAGCCAGAAGGGTTAGACGCTTTTCGATGATGTCGTCAGCTTTAGTATCCCCCAGATCCAGATCGCCTGTGAGAGAGAAGAGTGCATCCTTACCAATAAGCAAACCACCAGCATCATCACTGGCACCAACTACAGCAGAAGATTCTGCAGCCAAAGTGATTGCAGTACCACGGGCGACTTTAGCGAGACCTTGGATGAACTTAGTGCCTCCCTGAATTGTCTTTAGGCCTTTCGTAACACCCGATATATAGGCACCCCCGGCAAGGCCTGCCACTACCATAGGAACGCCTTCACCTAGCAGGTTTTCGGCTATTCCCCTAAGCTCTACGTCAGGGGTCATTTGGTCTACTGTGGGGGCCATATTAGTCCCCATGACTTTATCCCCCGCAGCAGCCACAGTCTCTGCGGCCTGCCCCAAGAATTCCATGCCACCTGTAACTATATCAGTCGCTACGCCTGTCTTAGCAGCCGGGTTATTGAAGGCCTCTTTAGCACCTTCCCAATCACCCTTAACTGCCTTACCCGCAGCTTTGATGCCTGCCCGAATAGACGCAGGTTCAGGCCTACGGATATAGGTTTGTTCTTGTGTGTCAGGATCTGTGAAGATGGCGTAAGGTATCACTGAACCCACGATAGGGTTAACCTTACGGACGTTGGGGTTATCTAGTATCTGGAACCATGCAGCATTAGCCTCTTCGAACGTATCAAACTGTGACCAATCATCTGAGGGGTTTTGCTTGGAAGGTACAGGCTCTGCACCCTCTTCTGGGGTATCTGTACTTGTAGGGCCACCTCTAATAACTGCACCCGAAAGAGGGTCGTCTAGGACTTCCGTATCCACAGGCATGTCTGGGGTGTCTTGAGGCTTTGGTGCTTCGGAGAAGATTGCCCCGGAGAGGGGATCATCTTCTTGCTTATCCATAAATGATGCCATTGTTCTTTTTATCCCGGTATTGTGCTGTAGTCGATGTCATCGTCATTCTGCTTGGGGGCATTGTCGGTAGGCTTAGTAGCCTCTTTACCTATACTGTCTTTATATTGTGGATATACAGCAGCCAGCGCAGGGGTGATGATGATCGTTTCACCGCTCTGGTATTGGGCAATCAGATTGTCCGCTTCAGCCTTCATTTCATCCGTTACGGCAGATTCCTCCGTAGTGTCACCCAAGGTATCTTGCTTATTATCAGGGCCAGCATATGAAACGTCATCCGCCATAGCATCTACTAGGGCTTTCTGCATTTCAGGCTCTTCCGCATACATAGTCTGCAACATGAAGTCTGAGAACTTTGTTGTGAGGAGAGGTGCTACCATAGCAGCCTTCACGTCAGGCGGCATAGTAAGACCTTCCCACCCTGAAACGCGGGCATCATCGGAAGCTGCCAGTACGTTCTGTACCGCTGAGTTGATCAGGCCCATGACTTTCTTCGGGTTGGAGACCCCATAACCCAATGCCGCAAGGTTCTGTGCCAATTCTTTGTCCGACAAGGCCTGACCAGAAGACCCACGCATAGATGCCATACCATAGGCAGCACGAAGGAGTGCCTGTGCAATTTTCTTATCTGCCTCTGTCAGACCCTCAATCTTGGCCATAAGAGCGTTCTCTGCAGTGTTGTAGTCATACACCGCTTCTCCGTTCTCATTGGTAAGGCTGGTAGCAGCAGAAGTAACGTCCTTGATAAACCCTGTTATACCGCCAAGCTTCGTAAGTACGGGGTTGAGCGCCGCAGGGTTATCCTGAACAAGATCGCGGAGTACAAGGAGGTCGCGTACAGCCTGTACACCCCCCTGCAGTTTAGAATTGATGTCCTTGATCTGTGTGTTGTATATCTTAACCTGATCAGTGAGGTCGTCACGGGATACAGTAACGCCCTTATTCTCATCTACAGGTGTGTTATCTGCGGTTCTCCACGCTCCGTTGCTGTATTTAACCTGTAGGGGGTTACCCGGAGTACCGTCTTCACCAAAGGGAATATAGGAGACCCACTCACCTTTGGTTTTATTGTCTTCATTCTTATCTTTCCGCTGTTGCTCTAGGATACGGTTAGCTGCGTCCAGACCTTCAGCACGTTGGGCCTCTGTCAGGTTTGGCGTCAATCGGATCTGTTCAATCACAGCGATAGTCTCTGAGGGGCTAGTAGACCCACCCAGAAGTTTAGCCAGATCAGTAGCACCCAGTTTCTCTGCACCAGAAGCCGCTAGATCATATATACGCTTAATCTGTTCCGCCTGTTCTGGGCGGAAGTTGCCGTTGTTTGCAGCAATGAACCTGTTGATATCTTCTACGGTGTCACCCTTCAGCTTACTCATGTCTACGGGGCGAGGGTTAAACTGCCCGCTGAAGGTCTGGATCTCTGGCATACCACTTGCGGGTTTAGGCGTAGCAAAGGCTTCCTCAGTCTGTTCTTCTGGGGACTGTTTTGTGTCTACCAGAGTGCCAAAGCCTAGGCCTTTAATGCCCGTGTCTGGTTTAGTGTCTTCTGATACTTCTGTACCAAAGCTGTAACCTTTACCGCCCACATTGAAGGCAGCGTCCATCGTATCAGTGCCTGTACCGCCCATAGCGGTTGTGGCCTGTTCCGTGCCTGCTGTATCATCCAACATAGTGGAATAGACAAGTGAGGCGTGTTTCATACGGTTATTGATATGGGGTTCACCCGGACGCCAGAACTTCTCCGACAGAATACGTGCTGTATCTTCTGGTGTAGAACCTGCACGGGCCTGTTCCCAAGCTTTCTTCTCTGGACCCTCTGTACCTTCCCAATGTATGTATTCCAACTGCGTCTGAAATGAGGGTTTCTTTTCACCGCGCTGTTTAGCAAAATTAAACAGAGCGCGACGACGAGGGCCATTCATCTGGGCGATACCAAAAGAGTTGTAGTTATCCCCCCAGATATTGGGATCTAGCTGGGCTGTAGATTCCTGCATCAGGTTACCTACAATGCCCGAAGCCATCACAGGTGTCTCACCCTGCGCTACAAAGTAATTATAGGCAGTTTTGGCGTTCTCAGAGATATCTCCGGGGGCCACATTATACGAGGGTGTGGCTGCAGAGGAACTAAGATCCAGAGACCCGTCACTCAACATCTTGCTAACTTCTGCTGTTGTGTATGTACCCAAGTATCCCGCCAGTGGACCCAGAGCAGAGGAAGGAAGATTGTATTGTTCTGCAAGAACCCTTGCATTCTTACTAATTGCTGCATCTTTGAGTTTCTGCTCATTATACAGCGTCATGTTCTTAAGGTATTTAGCCTGCTCAAACTTCTTATCCTCAGAAGCCTTTTCCGCTTCCAAGTCTTCCCGGCGTTCCCTATCTTCACGGGCTGCATTCATAAACCCGGCAAATACCATAGACATTACTGCATATCCTCATCGTCGCCTGTTTGACCAAGCATTTCAGACTGTACTTCTTTTGGTGCAGGACCATTGCCCCGTGCCATAATACCCGTCATTTCTTCTTCTGGAATTGGGGCTGTCTTCTCCACCTCTTCAGAAGTATCCATACCTGTAATAGCACGAACACGCTGTGGTGTTACGATATTAGGCTCTTGCTTCCAGCCACGATCATACTTAATCTCTGCCATTTCCGCCAATGTCTCCATGGCTTTAGCAATAGGGCCAGCAGACAATACAGCCATATCAATAGGGATCTTACCACCACCCACAGCTACCCGCAGAGTACCTGTGACAAAATCCAAAATGCTCTCCCCTGTCTCCAAGGCAGTAAGAGCAAAGGATGTCTTCTCAGGATCATCCAGAAGGTTATTAACCGCCTTATTCACGATCTCAACGTAGTCAGCCATATCCGGTGGACGATGCCATGGATAATTCTTTGTATTAGATGTGAAGTTCTCGCCGGGAATAGGGCCATCCATCTTATTTGGATTTTTCATTCTTGGCCTCTTTCAGTTTATCAAATGCCTCAAGCGTCCAGATGAATTCCTCATCGGATGCCTCAATAGCTCTCTCAGGAAGTACACCATCATAATACTTACGGATGGATTTACTAATAGCGTCACGGAGTTTCATATCGTACCTCTTAAATTAGTCAAAGATATCAAAGCTCTTGGCTAGGTCTGTGCCTATCTTGACCAGTTCATAGATGCCTGCACCTTTAGCAGCGTCAGCGGAATCATCAGCCTTACGGTTACCCAGCTCGTATTCCTTATCAACAGCGTACCGCTGAATATCACGGGTGAGAGCATTGTCAGATGTTTTCCATGTGTAATCAAGAATAGCGTCTTCTCTGTCCCACATACGGTTCAGAGATTCCTTACTCATATTTACTACGTTCATGATATCCATCTGGGCAGCTTGGAAACGCTGTGCGTTCTCAGTAACCTCAACAGTCTGACGCCAGCGGGCATTAGACAGATCTACGTTATACTGCATTTCCTGATAGAACTGTTCACGCTGGTTCTCTAGCTGGGCATTGAATTGGCTGGCAGAATTCGTTTCACCAACATTGAAACGATTCATAGAGTTCTGCTGTTCAGAGTTAAACATGTTGATCTGCTGGTCCAACTGATCGTAGAACTTAGCGAAATCATTCTGTGCGTCTGCTGTGAATAGCCGTGCAGCGTTTGTGGATTTAGCATCTTCCAAAATAGACTGTACACGCGCCTGTGTGTTAACCAACTCTGTCTGCTGTTCATTGGACAGGTTCTGTAGATCCATCTGCAAGAAAGCTTTAGAGTTGTTAACTGCTGCTGACATACGGCTATCAAGGTTAGCCATATCCATCTTAGCAAGTACGTTAGCCTTTGTAACTGCCATCTGCTGTCGGTTATTAAGGTTCGTTACTGTGAGTGTTTGGAAGAACTGTGCATCCTGCTGTGCTACAGGAAGACTTGCTTCCATCAATGCCTGAGACATGGCGGCTGTAGCGGCTGTACCCGTCATACCTTTGAATGCAGCAATGCGGGATACATTACGGGCAACACCTGCAGCCCATGTAGGGATCTTAGGCTCTCCGGTTGTTGGGTCTACAAACTGCTTAGACAGAATATCCAACTGGCCTTGCATTGTAGCCTTGGAATCTGTGAAGTTTCCTTCACCTAGTTCCTGTGCAAGAAGCTTACCAGACACCGTTGTTGTATCAATGATCTGACCGAAGCCCTGCTGTGCAGATCTATTAAGGGCCTGTCCGGTGTAGTTGGTAGTACCATCACTGTTAACGCCTGTGGCTGTACCTGCAGCATCAAGCTGTTCTGCTGTGATGATAGCGTCATTGGATACAGTACCTGTTACTGCGTTAGCCTGTCCATTCGTTGCGATACGGCCTGCTGTTAAAGCCGCCTCATACCCTTGGGCATTCTTAGCAGTCTGCTGCGCAGCTAGGGACGTAGAAGCCTGATCTGCCGTGTAGTTGTACAGTGAGGGATTATTTACCACAGGGTTCTGGATGAGACCTGTGTTGGTGTCCATCTGACGTACACGGGCAGACATAGGAATACCCATCAAAGAGAAGGGATCTGACATAATGCCTTCCGGCGTCTGGGTACTATTTCCATACACCTGATCAACCATAGGGGTCACTACGCTAGCACTAACCTGTGCAGCTTCCTGACCTTCAGCCTGTTGTAGGGCATCTACGAGAATTTCGGTAACCTGAACATCTTTTTCAGTGTCTGAAAGAGTACCGTCATTCAGAACATCATTTACCTTCTTGTCGATCTCACTCTGGCCTTCCCGCTCTACAGTATCATCACCTGAGCGAGGGCCTTTGAAATCTCCATTACCCAAGCTGGGGACAATACCACGGGCCTGTAGATCCGTTACTGTGCTTCCAGCAAGACCAATGATACCGCCCGTAAGCATACCAAGAACACGGCTGGCAGCTTTCTGTATTGCATACTGTTGTGGGGAGATTGAAGAAGAGGGGTTCTCATCATGGAAGTCTGAGTAACCATCATTGTTATCGTCTTTAAAGCCGGGACCGGAATTGGCCCCTACTTCAGAATATCCATACTGTGGAGCGCCAAGATTGTTTGTAGATACGCCCACCTCATTGGTACGGCCAAAGCCATTACCATCCATACCGTTGCCCGATACAACGCCACGATTGCCGTCATAACCATTAACGGAGACGCCTCCTCGACCCACAGGGGCCACAGCACCGGGATTACCTACACCCTTACTAAAACCCGCGTTTGAGCCGTCATTTGATGAGGAACTAGACCCACCACCAAAGAAGCCACCGCCGCCACCTGAGCCGCCATCACCAGAGTTACCAGCGTTACCAGAGGTGCCACCTGCACCGTGTCCTTCTGTACCAGCCATTATATCTTATCCTCTATCTGCTGACATTTACGGATCTTATCGCGCAGTACGATGTAGTCAGTGAGGGCTTCTGATATAGCAGTGTCAGAAGGTAGGCTCTGTAGCTCATCCGCCAATTTGTTTTGGAATTCTTGTGTGTACTGAGACACGCTGGGACAGTAGATCTCTAGATCAGAAGTCGCCTTTGCGCAGCCTATCAACGAGATCATCACGGCTGCGAGGCCGAATAGTATCCTCATCAAAACCATCCATTTCTCTGTAAAAATCTGCAATGCTTTTTTGCTTGTCGGCTTCTTGCTCAAGCTGGCGTACTTTACCGTTCTTGCGGCCAAGCATAAGGCCAAGAACATACAGGATAGGACCAAGAGCCAGAAGGACGCCAATGACAACCATCTGGACCTTTTCCCGGATGAAAGACAGCATCACTTAACCGCCTTATTGTGATCATCCCACCGTGCATATGCAGCAAGAGCAATACCCGCCACTGTAAGGGCAAGGAAGACATACTTGAGTGTATCAGAGTATGATACAAGGCCTTGTAGCTCACCTGCCGTATCATTAATAATACCAGCGACTGTACCTACACCTGCAGTACCTGCACCCCACATTGTACGGCTTTTAACCAGAGGCTTTGTTGTAGGGGTGCCTGCACGGGGCTTCTGTACCATAAGATCACCACCGTCACCTGCCAGAGGTGTATCCATCATGAACAAGGCAGCTTCTGCAGACCTACGGCGTGTAAGACCCCGCAACTCTACGAGCTTGCCGTTTACCTTGCCTTTATTCCAGCGGTTTAGCTGCTCAGGAACCTTATCGTACTGTCCCGCATTCAAGATGCGCAATAGTGTGGACCCACGGAGATTACCGGAACCCAGATTGAAGGTGAAAGATACTAGAGCATCAAACTGATACTGTGTGAGTGGCACTTTAACAAACTTACGTACTGCCCACACTGCATCTTTAACATCTTCAAGAAGGAACTCTTCTGCCTTCTCCATGGAGATAGACTGACCTGACTTAACACCTTTAGTGTGGCCGTATCCAATAGTCCAGACATCCACAGGATCACGATAGGAGTGTACCATACCGTCACTGCGGATATCATGACAACCTTCGAACTTCTTAATTAGATCAAGACCGACAGAAGAGATACGTTCTGGGAGCATTAATATGTCCTTTGGAAAGGGGAAGCAGCGAAACCACGGGACTGTTGTGCAGACGCAGATGCCAGAGTAGAAAGCTGACGGGTACGCTCATCCATGTTGATTGAGTGATCTCCCATGATGTTTCCTTGGGAGTCGTACTTGCGCATATCTAGATTACCGCCTTGGCCCAAAGCACGTACAGTTACTGAACCATCCCGGTCTTGCGACTGAGGTACAAAGTTACCATTAGCATCATATGCTTTCCCCATTTCATTGAAATCCCGACGGAGGCCCGTCTCAATCTGGGGGTTGGCTACAGCGGAATCAATCACACCGCGCAGGCGTGTAACCCGTGTTCCCATTTCAGCATGGTAACGCTCTTGCTGGCGCATAACATCATTCTGGCTTGAGCGTACTGTACCGTTCACGCTATCCATGGTATTGGACATACCGCCGACAGCAGACATAAGGCGATCTTGCCCTGCCTGCATCATGTTGTTACCACGACCAAACTCAGACATGATACCAGAAGACATACCATCTTGGCCTGTACGAATATCCCGGCCTACGTCACCAACAGCCCGCAAAAGACCTTCTTGGCCTGCACGGAAGTCACCGGATACGTCTCCAAATGCACTATCAATACTATTGGAGATATCCGCCTGACCCTGCTGTACGGCACCCATGCTACGACCAAACTCATCACGGAGACGGTCTGTCTGGTTCATCATACCTGTCTGCATATCAGAGCGGCTCTGTACAGCGGCTGTGTTATTAGCTGTGTACATATTATTGAAGTCGCTAAAGGCGTTCTGGAAGCTGCCTAGATTGGCGTTAATAGTACCCTGAGTAGTAGCCAGATCGTTGTAGTATGTGTTCAGGGTATTAGCAGCACTCTGCTGTCCCTGTGCCAGTGTATTCTGGTTTTCAAGGCTAGCAGACATAAGGCCCGAAGTCGTAGCCATATTGTTGGCACGTTCCTGTGATGCCTGCTGCGCGTAGTCGCCCATGTTACTATTAACGCTATCAAAGCCGCTACCCATGAAGCCAGAAAGCTGATTGCCTGTGTCGAACACCGCGTTACGGGTAGCATCGCCTTGGGCCTGCATACCGCTATTAAGCGTATTGGTTTGGCTATTAAGCATACCATCAACAGCATTACGGGTAGTATTACCCTCACCCGCAATAGCCTGCTGTGTACCCTGTGATGCGCTACTAATAGCCTGCTGTGTACCCTGTGATGCGTTGTTAATCGCGCCGTATACAGGACTTAGGTCTGTAGGGGTGGATTGAGACTCCGGCTGCCAGACAGGCATTGTAGGAGCTTCGTAGGTCGGCTGTATCGGGACAACAGGAGGGGGAGTATAAATTTTCATCAGCCCAGAAGTAGGTGCGGCCTGCTCGCCCTTAGCCTCTGCACCACGGGCCATGTTTCTGGAAATAGTCTCAATCGACACCCCATTGTTTTGTATCTGGTTTGAATACCATGCATAGCCAGCGGCGTCAGGAGCGCGTCCCAGATTATCTTGGTATGCGCGAACAATAGGATCATTTGGGTCAAGCACAATAAGGCTCCTTCATAGGGTATTTTATTTATGTGGGGGAATGCCTACGGCTAAAGCCATAGTAGATGTATTTGTCGTGATATACAATTACATATAGTATACACTATTTAGGTAGAATCATATATAGTGTTGTTTAGGCCACAGGAAGACTGTAGAAACTGATGCAACTCGCCGGGTGTAAGCCTCCAAGGATCATTCACGTATAATCCCGCTGCATTGCATATGTCCCCCATGAACCAACTACAGTGTACCCCAGAACCCATCTTCTTCTTAATAGGAGTGATTGAAAGGGTTGCACTTATCATATTGTACGGGGTACCTACTTGGCTTCTTGCATATAACCTAGCATCTTCAAAGTCTCCCGGTACCCTAAGATAGTCCCAATGAGTGTCTCTCAGTACAATGGAAGCTTCACGTACTTTATTACCATCACGCTTAGATGCACTTATGGATAAAGCCTCTCCCGCGTAAGGTGGTGTAAGAAGAAACTCTACATGTGAGTACTGAGATCCGCTACTAAGGCGTATTACCTTATCTGCGAATCTTCCGGGAACAGCTTTATAGAATGCAAATGTGAGCATGTTAGCCCCCGAAAGAAGACACCTCTTCTGGTGTGTTATCTACGACCGCTTGTGCTGCGGACCGTTCTGCGGTGTCAGCTTCGATCAACGGGTTC